CCAGATGTTAAAGTAGAAACATTCTGGCCTATCTTTGCATTAGTGTTTAACGAAGTTGAACATAAGGATCATTTATATCCACCTTCAGACGTATCGTTGTTGCTGCCTATGCAGCATGAATACAATAGAGCGCGACAAGGGTTGCGTGAACATCGAAGGGCAAACAGACCGAAGTATGCAGCTCCCGCTGGCGTATTAGAGGAAGAGGACAAGGCAAAACTTGCAACACACCCCGCCAATGCAGTCATCGAACTGCAAGCACTGGCTGCTGGTCAGAAGGTGAATGACGTTATTCAGCCAGTAGGTCAGATTGGCATTGATCCCAATTTATATGAAGTGCGAACCATTTTTGATGATATTCAGCTCGTAGTTGGAGCGCAAGAAGCGCAATTTGGTGGGCTTTCTAAGGCAACAGCAACAGAAACATCGATAGCTGAGTCAGCGCGTATGTCTTCACTGGGCGCAAACGTTGACGAACTCGACAGTTTCATGTCGGAAGTTACTCGATCCGCTGGTCAGGTTTTACTGGCTGAAATGAGTAGGGAAGAAGTTGTAAAGATTGTCGGACCAGGTGCTGCATGGCCTGAAATGACACGCGAAGAAATAATGGAAGAGGTTTTTCTGGAGATCGAAGCTGGATCGACAGGCAAACCGAACCGCGCAGCCGAACTAGCCAACATCGAGCGGATCATGCCGTTCTTGTTACAAATTCCTGGTATGGAACCTCGTTGGCTGGCTAAAGAATTACTGAAACGTCTGGATGATAAACTCGAATTAGATTCAGCGTTTGCAGACCAAGTTCCGTCTATAGTTGCAATGAATATGCAGCGCCAAGGCGGTACTGGTGACCCTGCATTGCAGGGAGCGCCAGGAGGAGGTGCAGATAATGCGCCACGTTCACTGCCTAGTGGTGGAGGTGTACCAATAGGCGACCAGTAACTTTTTGCCCAGTTTGTTGAAACTTACGACAGATAAGGGTAGAATATAATCAACAGGTAAGACTGTTGGGAAAGGACGATAAGATGATCGATCAGGTCACAGAGGCAGAACCGTCCACTGACTCTGAAGAAGAACAGGACGTAAATGAGCAATCGTCTAGCTCGGAAAGCGAAACGGAAGAGACTCTTTTAAGCGTATTGCAAGACGCTATGGAAAAGCCCTCTGAAGAAACGGGGTCGCAACCCGAAGAGGAAATAGAACAGGAAGGTGAAGAAGTTCTCGAAGCTGATGCTGAGTCCACAGATGAACAATCTGACAGTACAAAGGATGAAGACAGTTACGAGGAAGTCCCATTTAATAAGCACCCAAGGTTTCAAGAATTAGTTAAGGAAAAGAACGAATACAAGGTAGACGCTGAACGGTATCAGAATATTACGAGTTTTCTCGATGAAAATAAAGTAAGTGCTGATGAAGCAGCGGCTGGCTTGCAAATCATGGCTTTGATGAAAAAAGATCCTGTCGAAGCACTGAATGCTCTTAAACCTTACGTTGAAACACTTAGCCAAGCAGCGGGTTACGTCTTACCAGACGATATCCAAAACAAGGTTAATGATGGGTACATGGATGAAGATGTTGGGAAAGAACTAGCTCGTTCACGCGCTGAAGTTCAAAATGAGCGGGCGCAGCGTGAAGCGTTAATTCAAGACCAGCAACAACAGACACAGCAAGCTCAACTACATGACGTAGCTATGAGTGTGACTGATTGGGAAAACAAAACTAGAAGCACTGACCCCGACTATGACCTTAAGCAACCCGAAATAGATGACCGTGTAAGGGTTTTGGTAGCAACGCAAGGAAGGCCAAATACAACTCAAGATGCTCTGGCTATGGCTAAACAGGCATATACAGAGGTGAATGAGCGGCACAAAAAGCGATATGGTAACAAACCCGCAATGCGAACGGCATCTGGAGGAAATCTAGCTGGAACGCCACAAGCTGATCCACAGAACCTAATGGAAGCGGTTCAAGCAGCTATGGCAAATGGTTCTAGCTAAACTTTAGGAGACTACAATGGCTTTTAGTTCAGCCGAACTCGCTAACATAGCGAACGCCGCCCTTGATTATTATATAAACAAAGGTGACGCAATCTCCCAAAGCCTTGCAGATAAGCCATTGCTAAAAGCTATAGACGCTAAAGCAAAGACTTTTCCTGGCGGCAAAGGGGAATTATCAGTAGCAGTTAAAGGTGACTACACCACAACTGTTGCTGGTTACACGCATAACGATACAGTTTCGTATGCAAACCCAGCTAACTTGAAACGCGCTAACTACGCGTGGAAAGAGCATCACGCTGGTATTTCGTTAACTCTAACCGAACTTAAAAAGGACGGTATCAGTGTTACGGATAGCACAACTAGCTCAAGTGTAAGCAATCACTCAGGTCGAGATCAAACTGTTCTTGTAAATCTTTTTCAAGATAAGCTTGATGACATGATGGAAGGCTACTCTCGCGGTATGAATGGATTTTTATACGGTGACGGTACAGCCGATGCGAACGCGATAGCTGGTATTCAGACGTTGATTGTCGATGACCCATCAGCTTCTGGTACAACCGTTGGTGGTCTATCTACTGTTTCGAATACATGGTGGAGAAACCGCGCTAACGTTGCCATTTCAAACACTGCAACTGGTCAAGAACTGATCGAAACACTGCATACAGAAATGCGTCAATTAAAGCGTTTTGGCGGTAGACCAGACATTGCTGTTTGTGGTTCAGCATTCTTAGATCGTCTTGCAGACGAACTTCGAAGAAATGGTAACTACAGCCAAACTGGTTTTGCGCGTGGTCAGAACATTGCAATGGGAGAGATCAACTATAACGGTCTTAACTTTGTATATGATCCAGCCCTAGATGATTTAACAATTTCTGGCAAAAACCCAGACAAACGTTGTTACATCATCGATAGCTCAAAACTATGTATGTACTACATGGATGCTGAAAAGATGAAGCGTCATGCTCCAGCTAGACCAGCTACTCAGTACGTTATGTATAGAGCGATCACAACAACAGCGGCACTTACAGCTACTCAGCTTAACTGTCACGGCGTTTACGAAATCTCATAAATCAATGGGTGGCGGGTAACCGCCATCCTTAACTCTAGGAGGAAAATATGGAAAAACTATCATGTTCAGTAGCGATAAATGGGGATATTCGCGCTGTAATTACCAAACCTCATGTAACGATTGCAGAAATTGTATTACTGCAAGCAATGCATGGCTCTGATGCAGTATTCAATATTAAAGTAATTGGTGAATTAGACAGCACTTCAGAGCAAGAACGAGATCGTTTAGGCAACTTTTACAAAGACGCTAAAGTTATGGAAGTTTTTGGTCAGTATGGCGAACTGCCAACAACGCTGGCTGAAAGTCGTATCGAAGACACATTGCTCGATCCTGTTTGGCTTAGTGAAAAGAAAAAGAAGCCAGCACCCAAAAAAAAGGCCGCGAAAACCACAAAAAAAAGGGCGCGTGACAGTAAGGGACACTATATTGCTGACGATCCAAACACGCCCGAAAACGAGGCATTTGTAGAGGAATAGAGTATGTCACGAGGTACATCACTTGGCGTTTTACTGGACGATTTAAGAGCGGAAGTTGGGCATTCTTTACAGCCTAACCTTGGTAAATCGACTAGGGATGTGCTGATTAATATGTTGCAGAGAACACAAAGAAGGCTTTGGGATGACTATTCTTGGCCTTTTTTACGCGTTACAAGAGACATTACTATTGGTGCTGGGCAAAGGTATTATGACATTCCAAGTGATTTAGTGTTTGAGCGCATAGAGCGCGTTGAAACAAAACACGGTGATGTTTGGACTAAGCTACAGTATGGGATTACTGGTGAAGACTATAATCAGCATGACAGTGATCGAGGTGTAAGATCATCACCAGTAAGGCGTTTTGACTCTTATGAGAATAATCAAATCGAATTATGGCCTATCCCAGCTAACAACACAGATGCAGCTACTGGCATGAACTCTGTTCGAGTAACTGGAATTAAAAATTTATCCACGCTTGTTGCTGATAGCGATACCGCGGATTTAGATGACCAGCTTATAGTTTTGTACGCAGCGGCTGAAGTTTTAACTCGTCAGAAACAAAGTGATGCAAATAACAAACTTGGACAGGCTCAAGCCCATTACGCTCGATTAAAAGCGCGTATGGCTAAATCAGAAACCTTTGTCATTAGCGGCGGAGAGCCAGAAGGAATGTATCGACCTAAAGGACCACCACTGATAGCTACGACAGGAAGCTAAATGCCGTATATTTTAGTAGAAGATTTTCGAGGTGGTTTAGACGCAAGACGAACAAATGTAACAGCACCACCTGGTTCTTTGGTGACGTTGACAAATGCTCATATTACGCGTGGTGGTGAAATAGAAAAAAGGCCAGCTTTTGTTGAGCTTGCGACCTTACCTACGAATACAATCGGTTTAGCGGCTTCTGGTGGGCAAATTTATGTGTTTGGGTCAGCAGCAGCTAGTTCAATTACTTTTGCAACGGGTACACCATCAAACATAAATTACGTTCGATTACAGCACCCATCTGGAGAAGCGTTAACAGATGTGCTTTCCGTAGACTTTTATAACGGTCAAGTTTACGCGGCTGGTCGTTTTGCTGATGGTCGGATCTATCATTACTTTAATGGTGTACGAATTACTGATTGGTTTGATGGTCGAGCAAGAGCGCGGATCGAAGTAACAGCGGGATCTTTAGGCGGTACGAATGCAACAGCGTCTATCGATATAACTGGCGGAACGTTAAATCCAGGTGATAACTTGCGTTTATTGCGTGTTAACAACGTTGATTTGTTTAATAGTCCAATTGCTCACACAGGAAGTAATGCTACGACAGCACAAAATGTAGTAAATGCTATAAACTCTGGTAATAGCACTTACACGGCTGCGCTTACTGGAACCTCAACAGTCACAATAACCGCTCCTTCTTTTGGCATCAGTTATAATGGGTTTCAGGTAACTTCAGCGGTAGATGGTGCATTTACTGTTGGTAACATAGTCCATATGTCTGGCGGTATTGATAACGCGGTCACGAATATAACTGTTGATGGCGTATCAATTATTGGGTCGCAGATTACTTGGGAAACGTCACACAGTAACACGGCTTCTAAGTTAGCTGATGCAATCAATAATTTTACATCTTCGCCAGAGTATGAAGCAACAGCAATTAATCAGTTTGTAAACATTATAAGCAAAACTAGCGGTTCATCTTTTAACAACAAAACAGTAGCTGTTAGCGTTGCTGGCAATGTAACGACAGCATTTGACCCAACTTCTCAGACGTATCTCGATGGTGGGGCTAATGCTTCAAGTATTAATGGATATACACCTGGAGCATTTGTTCGCCCAGTAAAAACCAAAATGTATGCACTTTCTGATAGCTTGTTGCATTTTTCCGCAATCGATGACCCAAATGAATGGAATGACACAACGCTAGGTGCTGGGTTTATTAACTTGGCAAACAACGCTCGTGGATCTGAAGACCTTAAAGCGATAGCTAACTATTTTGATAATATTGCGGTATTAGCGGAACAAGCTGTTCAGATTTGGTTTGTTGACCCAGACGAAACAAAAAACCAACAGATACAAGTTTTGCAAAACACTGGCACAATCGCACCCGACAGTGTTGTCGAATTTGGTGATAATGACGTATTTTATCTTTCGTTGTCAGGTATTCGCAGCCTTCGATCACGAGACTCTTCAAACGCAGCCTTTGTTGGAGATATTGGCAATCCGATTGATGAACTGGTTGTTAAGGAAATTAG